GCCTGGGTAGAGGCCACATTGGCACCGGTGCGAATAACATGGTCTAACAGGTCTATGGTGTCAGATGGCAGGGCGTATGTGTTTAGACCAGGCGTCATGGTGAACATGCCTTGCTCAATAGTCCACATATTCAGCCCGCGATTTGCCCACTCAATGGTCATCAGGTTCATTGACCGACGCGCTGTACGCAAGTCGTATCCACTACGCATCTCACGGCCAGCACGTTCCCAAGCCTCTTCAGCGAGCTCCGTAAAGTCCATGTTGAATGCTGTTGAGCCTGTAGTGCTCATTTAGCCATCCTCATGTTGTCAATCAAATTAGGATATGGCCGACCAGCTGCCTTGGCTGCCGCTTTGGCTTTAGCTTTTTTGCCTGGAGATAGCTTCTTGGGGGCGCCAAGAGAGTCAGGTCGCGGCTTATCCCAAACTTCACCACCCTTAGCGTACTCAGTGAAGTCTGTATTATCCCGGCGAGCCTTACGCTTTGAACCAGGCATCTTAGAGGGATTGATATCCCCCATGCCGCGTGAAACTCTCATATCAACACATCTTTCCGCGCGTTTTACCGCGCTTGGCAATGCCATCCCCGCGAGAAGATGCAGTTCCGCCTTTTGCAAAGTTCTCAGGATAGGTTTTAGCAGCGTTGTAGGCCTTGTCTTTTTTGGTCTGCATCTTGGCATCGTCAGCTTCTTGAACCATTTGTTTTTCTTTTTGGTTTTTTTCAGCTTGAGCGGTATCAGCCCTATTTTGCGCTTTTTCCAGCCCTTTATAAGCGGTTCCAAGTACAGCGCCGGTTATTCCAGCGCCTGCAATTTTAGCGCCTACTCCACTTCCGCCACCGCCGCCACGACCGCCACCCTCAAGCGGTTGATCGTCCATTCCATGTCTTGTAAAGCGTCCCATGATTACTCCACTGTAACTACTGTTATAGTCAAATTAACAATATTTCTTGGTGCTGCCGCCCATGGCCATCTTGATCTGGGTGCCCTTGGTTTTGCCGCGAGATGCTACGCCATCAGCTGCACGGGTATAGACAGCTCCACCTTTTTTCATACCAGGAGCAGCAGGAGGCATTGCAGCAGCTGGCGCCATACCTGGACGGCGACCGCGCATTGCCTTGGCAATCATGGCGGCTTTACGGGGGTCTATAGGGGCACCAGCTGGCGCAGGAGCAGTCATACCGCCCATAGCCATCTTCTTGATCTTGCCGCCCTTTTTCATGCCTTCCATCTCAGCAGATTCATGCTTGAGCATAGAGGCGGGAGCGCCTTTTTTCTTCATGAAAGAAACTTCTTTCTTCATCATTGCTTTAGATTCTGCCATCTCACCACCTCTTTTAAATGTTTTGCCTTTGTCGGCCTTGCTGAATTCTTTGCCCACAGACTGTGGGACTCCTGCTTTCTTGGCAAATTCCGGGCTGTGGGCCACGGCTTCCATGAAATTGTGTTGCTTCTTACTTGTGCTCGGCATCACTTCCCCGCTTGAATAAGCTGGTCAATTTTTGCTTCAAGCCGGTTAAAGCGCTGGTCAATGTGGTCAGTAATTCTCTGCACTTCTGCGTTAGTTGCGTAATCACGGGCAATCTCCTCGCGTGTTTTGTTCAACAAAATACTTAGGCGGGACAGCTCTTCAAACTTTTCACGAATGAAGAACCACACTGCCCCCATTGCAAGAGACAGTGCAGCTGACCAGATTGTGTTTAGGTCCATCAGCACATCCGCCCTTTTGTTTTGCCGCGCTGGGCAATGCCGTCGCCACGCCTAGAAGCCGAACTTTTAATTGCCCCACCTTTTGCTTTTTTGATTGGCTTCTTTGCGGCCTGGATTGCGGCTTGTTTTGCCTGAACCTTTGCTTGCATAGCCATCATGTCTGGATCATCATCAAAACCGGGCGTAACGCTATTTCTCATGGCATTGATTTCATTTTTAGAGGCCTGATCCATGGCATTGATTGCATTTGTAGACGCCTGACTTCTTTGGTCAAAAACGTCTTTGGGCAAAGCAACATTATTGTGCGTATAGACAGGATTGCCCGCCGCATCTTTGCTTATTCTGAAAGAATTTTCGTTGGGTAATTGATAGTCTTCATCCATGATTTACTCCTAACATTTCCATCTTGCTAAAGAAGCCGCCTTGCGGGTAGGCTTACCTTTTTCATCTTTCATCGGGCCGGGCATACCGGACATACGAGCGCAGAACGATTTCTTACGCGGGCCGCCTTGGGGCTGTGGAGCCTTTAAGTTGCTTCCTGTTGCTGCGTTGTACTTAGCACGGCCTTTGGCAGTCAAGCCCGCCCCCTTTGAAGCTGGTAGCTTTTCACCGCGACCAATCGCAAGGGAGGGAGTCTTCTTAGCCATAGAATATTGTGATACCTGTTACCGTACCAACACTTGTTGTTAAATGTAGCCCCGTAGAGGCCAAAATACCCTCGCCGGGAATTAAGACATAGAACGTGTTTGGCGTTGCAAGACTTGCAATATCCATTGTGTAAAGAACGGCTGCTGTAGCGCTTCCGTTTCTAATCTCAAATGTTGAGGCTGTGCTGGCTTTAGGACTGACAACAATACCCTTCAACCGTGTGCGTCCTACATAGTAAGAACCCGCCGCACTTAAGTGCGCCGCTTGTACATCCGTCTGCATTGGCATAATCAATCTCCTTTTAAAAAGGGGCCGAAGCCCCCCAGATCAATTATTGTTGAGTGGCGGTTGGGTTAGCAGAACCGTCAGAGTCACGGACAGTGTATGTAACCGACACAACGATTGAACCCGCAGTTGCATCAGCAGTAGCTGCTGTGAACGTACCGTAGATGATTGCGTCAGTTGTTCCTACGTTGTTGGTCTTAGAAGCAACGGTAGCCGCAGCAATCGTTGCAGGAGAGACTTGAACCACTGATGTTCCAGTGTTCAGCGTAGTCATGTAGAAGTTGGATGTACCCGATGTACCGATTACAACGCCGCAATTACTAGCGCCAGTTAAAGCAGTAATTACATAAATATCAAAACGCATAATTTGTGCGCCAGCAGGCAAAGTAAACATTTGTACTGCGGCTGGGGATGCCAAGATAGTGGCTGTAGCTACGGTGTACGACTGAGAAACAATCGTTGCCCCCATATTACGGATAGTGCCTGCGGTAGTGCCAGTTGTATTTTTAACAGTGCCCAACAACCAAGGGCCAAGGTGAGTTGCGAATCCCATGAGGATCTCCTATACATGCGTTGTAGTGTATCAATCTGCATGAGGTCAGCCGAGCCTGTTTGATACACCGATGAGTCTCGGGATGTCTTCAATATACACCAAAAGAAAAGGGGGCACAAGGCCCCCTTTATCATTTCTCGCTTACAAAACTGTTTAACGCTTTTGCTCGTTCTAAAACTTGCTCAAGAGTAGGCCAAGTCGCGGGTTCATCATGCGATTTCTTGGCGTGATACTCTGATTCAAGCATCTCACGGGCTGTTTGCAGCATTTGGAAGCGCAATTCAAATGGATTCATGTGTGTACTCCTGTGTGTGAATAGGGCGGAATTACCCCGAAGCCAATATACATTAAAAGAAAAGGGGGCACAAGGCCCCCTTCTCATTAGGACGAACCAGGGGAGCCGTACATTCCCAAAGGATCAGACCAACCGAAGCTGTAACGCTCGCGGGACTTGTAACGCACGTTGCCGGTGTCGAAGTCGCCGTCCATGCTGTTAGCCAGCGGAGTACGGACAAAGTGCTTCATACCGTTGGGTACGTCAGTAGTCAGGTACCAGCCATTGGTATCGGTCAAGAAGTGGTTTTGGGTATACCCTTCAGGAATCGAGCCATTGTTCTTAAGTGCATTCACATCGTTATCAGTAGTGCCGACGCGCAAGCTGGTTTCCAGCAAACGGGTAGCAACGAACTGCAATGATGGAGGAACAATCAACTTCTTAGGCTTGGCTGCAATCAACAGGCCGCGCTCGTCTGTCCAAGCGGCGATCTGAATAACAGCGTTTTCCAACGAAGTTTCATTCAAGTCAGCAGCTGTAGAGGGGCGATTGCTGTTGGTGCCACCATTAACCAGCGGGTGAGCAGTGCTGAAAAGAGCAACGCCATCACCGCCGGTATACGCAGCAGAGAAACCGTTATTCAGAACAGCAGCAGCTTTGACCTGCTTGGTATACGACATAGCACGGGCCAGGCCTTTGGTGTAGCGAGCAGACAAGCTGTCGTACAAGTTATCCTCAATGGCCTCTTCGGTCAGTGAGAAACCCAGGGCGATGGTTTCGTGGTTGTAGCGAGCAGTCCAGGCTTCCTGTGCATTGTCATAAGCGATGGCAGAGCCCTCGTTCTTGACTGGTGCAGCAGAGAATCCAGACAATTTGGTTTCTTCTTCAAAGCTACGCTCAGATGTCTCTGTTTCGTAGATTTCTTTGTGCTCTTCGCCGTAGCGGGAGTACTCCAAACCAAACAAAGCGTTAAGTCCGGGTAACAGCTCTTTAAGCAGTTGTGCGCGTGAAATAGCCATTTAGTTGCTCCTTATGCGCCAGTGGCAGAGTAGTAACCATGCAAGCCTTGGTTAAATTTAACCAAGATTTCAGGATACTGAGTGAACACCACGGTCGATGTGTAAACACCAGAATTCAATGTGAATGTGGCGGCTTGGTTCAGCACAACAGAAGTTGCGCCTGCGGAGGCTGCGGTATCTACAAAAGAACCTGTCTGTGCAACTTGACCACTAGTAGTCAACACAGAAACGTCCGTACCAACTGGCAATGCGAAAGGCAGAGCACTCACGGTCAGGGTAGTTGTACCCGTACTGAAAGTAGCTGTACCCAACGAAACTGCGGTATCCGTAACCAGACCAACCATACGCAAAGGCAAAGTGGTAGTTACAGGAGTGTTAGTTGGAGCTAAAACGGCATTGGCGGAATTGCCAGTATTTGTGCTACCGGTATTGTTGATGGCTGACAGGTTAGTGCCAATCATCGCCATAGCGCCAGAAGCGACAGCGGTTGTAGCAGAACAAACAACAGCCTTGAACACAGCATCAGGATCATCGTAAACATAGGCTTGGCAGTCACCGGCAGCGGTGCTTGCGGGCCAATATTGAGAGAACAACTTTTGCTTGGTTGTGGGGTTAGTGTATGTACAGCCCAAGAAAATACCAACGGTCTGGTTCAAACCAGTGCCGGTATCGACTGTGGCGCGTGTGGCAAAGCCACGGGATAGAACAACAAAATCACCATAGAAGATGTCGGTCGCATAACCGTACTGGATGTTGTACATGCGGGTAGAACCAGCAAATACTTGACCTCCAATCAGATTCTGCGGCAACAGCCCATACGGAGCTGATACAACGGGATAAGCCATTTAAGGACTCCTTGAATTAAACACCTTTGCCAAAGCTTGTCGACGACTTGTTCTCTCGGAAGAGTGGCATCCTCGGGTCACTTTGACGCATTAGGCTATTGTCTACAGCATCTGTCTGGGCTTGTGTAACTTTTGCAAAATGTGAATCTCGCTGTTCCATAAACTCAGACGGGCACTTGCAAAGCAATAACCCACCTATTTCGATATTATTTTTAAATCGACTATCGGGGTCGATCAAAAGTTGAAATTTGGGTTGTTCTTCGATTGCCACCGGCTCCCAACCTTCCCGGAACTTGCCGGTAATGTTGCGCTGGTCAACTTTTTCTAAAACTGATACCCGAACCCATCTGTAATCGTATCCTGGCTGTTTGTCCGGCTCAGGAAGAAGTTCAGCTTGTTGCCACTGTTTAGGGCGTTCTGTGATTACTCGCTCGGC